GGCATTTGCACGCGGCTCCCGAATTTTGGAAAGGGGTTCCACAAGTGGGACGCAAACCGACACCGACTGCGATTTTGAAGTTCCGAGGAAGTGAGAAGGGCATGGCGCGCGAGGCTGAACCCGAGGGCAGCGACGGCCCCCCGCTGCTGCTGCCGTTCGTCGCGAGCGACGAGGTGGCGCGCAGGTACTTCGACCGCCTGATCGAAGACCTGCGCCGGCTGGGGCTGTACGCGGCCGAGGACTACCAAGCGCACAACGCGCTCGCGCATGCGTCGGCGGAGTTCGAGCGGGCACAAGCTGCAGTTCAAGAAAAGGGTCTGGTCCTTGAAACCCCCCACGGGCCTGTTATCAATCCGATGAAGCGGGCGCGCGACGATGCGAGGGCTGAGGTCGCGCGCCTGTCGAAGTGCTTCGGCTTGACGCCGAGCGATCGTGTGGGCCTTGTGTCTTCCAAGAGAGCGAAGGGGGATGCCAGCGGGATCGAGTCGATCCTCAAGTCGAAGACGGCCTAAGCTCGCGCCCGTCGCGGGCTTCAATGCATCGGCAACCGCCGCGAAGGGCGACTGGTTCGACGCCGACGAACTGGCGCGCATCGACAAGTTCTTCGGCCTGCTGTCGCATCAGAAGGGAATCTGGGCGGGCAAGGCGTTCGAGCTGCTGCCGTGGCAGCGCGACCTGCTCGGCTCGCTGCTGTGCTGGAAGCGCGCGGACGGCACCCGGCGATTCCGCCAGGCTTACATCGAGGTGCCACGAAAGAACGGGAAGAGCACGCTGGTGGCCGGCCTCGCGCTGTGGCTGCTGCTCGCCGATCGCGAGCCCGGCGCCGAGGTCTACTGCTGCGCGAGCGCGCGCGACCAGGCTGCGATCGTGGGCGACGCCTGCCGGCAGATGGTGCAGTCGAACCCGGCGCTGGCGAAAGCGGTCGAAGTCTTCCGCAACGTGATCACCTTCGGCAACAGCAAGCTGGAGATCCTGAGCAGCGACGCGGGCACGAAGCACGGCAAGAACGCGAGCGCGGTGATCTTCGACGAGGTGCACACCTTCGCAGACCGCGACCTGTATGACGCTATGGTGACTTCGATGGGCGCGCGCCAGCAGCCGCTGATCGTGTCGATCACGACGGCGGGCCACGACCGCGAGAGCCTGTGCTGGGAATTGCATGCCTACGCCGAGAAGGTGCGAGACGGTCTGGTCGAGGATCACGCCTTCTACCCTGCGGTGTTTAGTGCGCCAATCGACGCAAACTGGAAGAGCCCGAAGGTGTGGCATAAGGCGAACCCCAGCCTGGGCGTCACCGTCACCGAGGCTTTCCTGCAGGGTGAGTGCGACAAGGCGAAGGAGCTGCCCGCCTACGAGACGACCTTCCGCCAGCTCTATCTGTGCCAGTGGACGGAGTCGAAGAAAGCATGGATCAGCACCGACGCCTGGGCGGCGTGCGCGTCGAGCGATGCGACCGCCGAGCGCCTCGCCGGCCGCGAGTGTTACGGCGGGCTCGATCTCTCGACGACCACCGACCTGTCGGCGCTCAGCCTGATCTTCCCGTGCGATGACGGCAGCGTGGACGTGCTGTCGTGGTCGTGGTGCCCCGAGGAGGGCATCCGCCGGCGCAGCCGCAGCGACCGCGCGCCGTACGACGTGTGGGCCTCAAAGGGCTTCCTGCACCCCACGCCCGGCGCGGTGGTCGATTACGACTTCATCGCAGAGACCATCCGCCAGTGCTGCAAGCGCTACGCCGTGAAGTCGATCGGCTTCGACCCGTGGAACGCGACGCAGCTCGCGAGCGGGCTGTACGGCGAGGGTGTGCCGATGATCGAAGTTCGCCAGGGCTACCGCACCCTCAGCGAGCCAGCGAAGAAGCTGGAGTCGCTGGTGGTGTCGCGAAAGATCCGGCACCCGAACAACCTGCTGCTGAACTGGTGCATCTCGAACGTGGTCTGTGAGTCAGACCCCGCCGGGAACCTGAAGCCCAGCAAGGCGAGCAGCACCGAACGAATCGACGCAGCTGCGGCGCTGGTGACGGCGCTCGCGACATGGCTGCACCAGAAGCAAGACGCAACTGGACCGAGTGTCTACGAACAACCCGAAAGGACTATCACATGGCTCTGATCGACATCCTGCGCCGATACCTCGGCCCCACCCCGCCGCGCTCCGACTTCGAGGACACCGTGCCGATCGGCCAGCCGACGAGCGGCAGCGTGCAGTCGTATGTGCAGTCGTACTCCTACACGGGCGAGAGCATCACGCCGGCACGCGCGCTCGAAGCGCCGACCGTGTTTGCGTGCGTGCGCCTGATCGCGTCGAGCATCAGCCGCCTCGACTGGCAGGTGCTGCGCGAGACGCCCGAGGGCAAGGTCGCGGACAGCGAGCACCCGCTCTACAACCTGCTGAACTACGAGGCGTCAGACGACATCGGCGCGATCCAGTGGCGCGAGATGGCGCTCACCTCGGCGCTGCTGACGGGAAACTTTTACGCCTACATCCACCGCGACAAGGCGGGCCGCCCGGTGGCGCTGGAGCCCCTGCGAAGCGACTACGTCGCCATGTATCGCGACGGCGACAACCAGCCCTACTACCAAGTGTGGACGGGCAAATACACGGGCAAGAACGAAGAGAAGGCCATGCGTCGCTTCCGCGGCTACGACATGTTCCACCTCGTCGGGCCGACCACGTTCGAGGGCATGCTCGGCGTGCCCTTCATCCACCAGATGCGCGACCTGATCGGGCTGGAGCTGGAGGTCACGGAATACGTGGCGCGCTTCTTCGCCCAGGGCGCAGTGCCCGGCGGCGTGCTGAAGATGCCGGGCCGCCTGAGCCCCGAGGCCAGCAAGCGCCTGCGCGATGCGTGGCAGGCTGCGCACGGCGGTGCAAGCCGCGCCGGCCGCGTGGCCGTGCTGGAAGACGGGCTCACCTACGAGCCGATCACGCCGACCGCCCGCGACAACGAGCTGATCGAGATGCGGAAATATTGCAGGCAGCAGATCGCGGCGGCCCTCGGCGTGCCGGCGCACAAGGTCGGCGACACTGAGAGCCAGTCGTATTCCTCGAACGAGCAGGCCGACGCCGAGTTTGTGAAGCACACGCTGGCCGGCTGGGCTGCGCGACTGGAGCAGGAAGCCAGCCGCAAGCTCCTCCAGCGCGGCGAGCGCTACTGCACGCGCATCAACTTCGACAGCCTGCTGCGGGCCGACATGAGCACCCGCTACGCCGCCTACGCGGTCGCGGTGACCAACGGCATCCTGACACCAAACGAGATCCGCGCGCGCGAAGGTCTGCCGGCGGTCGAGGGTGGAGACAGTATTCGCCTGCCCATGAACACCGAGGCGCCCGGGCAGCCCGCTCCAGCGCCGAGCGAGCCCGCTGCGCCGTCGGACGGCGTGCCCCCGTCTGTGGACGTGGAGCCCGAGGCGGTCGCTCCCAGCGTCGATCTGGACGCGGAGGACGAGGCGTACAGCTCGGCACGCGCCGCGGCGTCTGCGATGGCGGCCGTGCGTCCCGCGGTGGAGGGCGCCTTCCGTCGCCACCTCCAGCGGGTGTCGGACTACCTGCTGAAGCAGCGCACGCAGGCCAAGATCGACAAGTGGGAGCCGCCCATTGACTGCATCGACGACGACCTGCGCGCGACGGTGCGGACTTTGGGCGGCCTCCTGGGCAACGAGGAGCGCGCCACGAAGGCGCTCGACGCGGCCCTCCTGCGCCATGCCCGCCACCTGCGCAGCGCGGTGACGGCCATCGGCACCCTGTCCGAAACGATCGACGGCTGGCGCGACCTTCCCCAACTGGCGGCCGACGAGCTGCTGGAGATGGTGCGCCTCGAAACCACACACGCACCCCTGCTGGAGACCACCAATGCCAACCCCGAAGCCTGAAACCCGCGCCCTCGGCACCCTCGCCCCCGCCGCCGACCTGAAGGTGCGCGGCTACGCCGTCGTTTGGGAACCCGCCTACGACATGGGTCGCGAGATGGAGCGGGTCGATCCCAACGCCTTCGCCCGCTCGATGGAAGAGCCCGGCGATATCGCGCTCCTGTGGAACCACGACACCGGCAAGCCCCTCGCCCGGGTGCGCGCCGGCAACCTGCGCCTGTTCACCGACGCCACGGGCCTCGGCTTCGAGGCGACCCTGCCAGACACGGCGACCGCCCGCGAGGCGCACGCCCTGGTCGAGAGCGGCGTGGTGAGCCAGTGCAGCTTCGGCTTCATGGTGCGGGCTGAGAAGTACGAGAAGGGCGTGGACAAGCCCACGCGCGTCATCCTTGACGCGGACCTGCTGGAGATCTCGCTCGTGACCTTCCCTGCGAACCCGGCGACCAGCGTCGAGGCTCGCGAGGCGCAGGCCGAGGCGGTGCGCCGCACGATCAGGCTCCTGCCACCGCGCTGACCCCCCCGCCCTTGCATCGCGTTTTTTTGACGCGACAATGGCGGCCAATTGAATACCTGCCGCGCGTGGGTGCCACTGCCTAGTGCATGCACACCACCGCGCGAGACAGACCTCCGTGCTTGCCCTCGTGGCGCACTGGCCTGCGAAGCGGCTGTTGAACTGGAAGACAACACCGCCGGGCTAGTGCGCCTTTTTCGTCGCACCCCGGCGCTAACCGGAGAACGCGATGGAGAAGAACAAACTGGATCGGAACAGCGAGGAGTACCGCGGCCTGTTCTCGCGCTACCTCGCCCGCGG